ACAGCGGATATTTCAGCGTGACGTCGTAGGTGTAATACGTCCCCAGCACGTCGTTGAAATAACTCCCGTCCATCAGCACGCCGCTGATGTCGCTGGACACGATCTCCCCCGTGCGCTGAACCTCGGCTTTTACGTCAAAGCTGACGCCGTCAATGATCAGATTCACGAACCTTCCCCCTTATGTCGCCGCCAGCTTCACGCCCTGCCGCCTGTATTCCGCGTCCAGATACGGAACCGTCGTCCGGGCGAACTCGCTGCCGTTCATCTCCAGCACCACGGTCACGTTCTTCACGCCGCCGCTCTTCGGCATGGCCGAGCTCACCGCGCTTTCGATCATCCCCCGCAGCGAGCTGACGCCCACAACGGCCTCCGGGCCGGCGTCTCCGAAGCCGCGCAGCTGCCCGCCTGCGGAAGGCAGCACCGTCGGCGTGGACAGGATCATGCCGTCCTCCATGGCCTTTTTATACCAGTCGACCGTGATCTTCGGAACCCTCGGCGGCACGATCGAGAAGGTGCCCTCCAGTTTGAAGTGAGGCAGCTTGATCTTCGGCAGCGCCCACTCGAATTTGAAAAAGCTTTTGATCTTCTCGATGGCGTTGTGGATAAAGGAGGTGATTCCGTTCCACACGCTCTCCGCCTTGGTCTTGATGCCGTTCCAGATGCCGGCGATCGTCTCCTTGAACCCGTTCCAGAGGCTCGCCGCCTTATCGGTGAGGGCTTTCCATTTGGATATAATCCAATCGCTGACGTTTTTCGCAATATTCATGATCTCTTCTCCGAGATCATACCAGAACTGCCGGAACTCCTCGGACGTGTTCCAAAAGTAGATGAACGCCGCCACCAGCGCCGCGATGGCCGCGATGATCAGTATGATCGGGTTCGCCGCTAACACGGCCCACAGCCCGGACAGCGCCGTCTGCAGCGTGTTGATCATGCTGACGATCTGCGGCGCCCACGTCATGACGGTGCCCACCGCCGAGGTCACCTTGCCGATGACCACCAGCAGCGGCCCCACCGCCGCGACGATGCCGGCGATCTTGATGATCGTCTGCTGCGCGAACGGAGACAGGCTCTCCCACCATCCCCGGATGTTGGTGAACGTGGTCTTCAGCATGTCAGCCAGGCTCTTGATCATCGGCGCGGCAGCCGTCACCAGCTCCATGCCCACGATCTTCAGCTCGTTGAGCGCCATCTTGAATTCGTCCAGCGGGTCGAGGGTCTGCTCAAACGTCTTGTCAACGCTGCCGGCCGCGCCATTCACCGCGTTGGCGAACTCGTCGAAGGACAGCCGCCCCTCCCGGATCGCCTTCGCCATGGCCGGGCCGGCCTTGTTCCCGAACAGCTCCGAGGCGATCTGCATCGCCTTCGTCTCGCTCTTCGCGCCCCTGATCTTGTCCATCAGGCCCTTCATGGCCTGACCCATGCTCTTTCCGTCCTTTGTGGCGTTCTTCAGCGCGGTCTTCAGGCCGCTCATCACGCTGGAGGCGTCCACGCCGTTCTTATTCAGCTGGGCCATGAATCCCGCCGCCGTGTTGTAGCTCATGCCCAGCTCCCGAAGCGTCGTGGCGTTGCTGGTCATGTCCTGGGACAGCTTGTTCACGTCCGTGCCGGTGTCCTGGGCGGCCTTGTTCAGCACGTCCAGCACGTCACCCGCCCGGTCCGCGCTGATGCCAAAGGCCGCCATCGCGGCCTGCACGTTGTCGATGGAGGACGTCACGTCGGTGTCGTTCAGCTGGGCGAATTTGATGAACTTCCCGGACAGCTCCTCCAGCGCGTCGCCGGTCACGCCGAATCGGGTGCTCACCTCGCCCACGGCCTCGCCGGCGGTCCGGAAGTCCGTCGGTATGGAGGTCGCCAGGTTCTTCGCCGCGTCCTCCAGCCCTGCCAGCGCCGCGCCGGTGGCCCCGGTCTTTTTGACGATGATGTCCAGACCCTCGTCGACTTCGTTGAACGCCGCCACACTGGCGGCGCCCGCAGCCACGATCGGGCCGGTGACATATTTCGTCATCGCCGTGCCGACCTTCGTGATCTTGTCGCCGACTTCCTTGACCTTCTCGCCGGCGGCCTTCATCTGCTGGGCGGACACGCTTCCGAAGTTTTTCATTTCATCGGACAGTTGCTCCATTTTCTGCTTTGTCTCGATGATTTCACGCTGCAAGGCGTCATACTGCTCTTTTCCACCCTCCGCACCGGCCACCATGTTTCCATAGGCTTCTTCCGACGCTTCTTCAAGGATTTTCAGTTTTTCTTCGCTGGCCTTGTAAGCGTCATTCAGTGCTTTTTGTTTTTGGGTAAGCAACTCCACGTTGCCCGGATCGAGCTTCAGCAGTTTGTTGACGTCCCGAAGGGCATCCTGCGTGTTTCTCAACTTGGATTCCACGCCCTTCAGCGCGGTCTGTAGTTTTGTGGTATCGCCGCCGATCTCGATGGTGATGCCATTGATCTGTTTGCGCGCCATGGCGTCTCATCTCCTAAAAATTATCAAAATCCGCCTGCGTGGCGTTTCTGGTGTATTCGTCTTCACATGCGTCATTGCCGCGCTCCACCATCATGTCGTACACCATGCCCAGGGTCAGACATTCCAGGTCAGACATGGTCAGGCCCAGCTGGGTGCAGCGCAGCAGGTACAGCCCCGTCGTCAATGATCGGTTTGTGGGCTCGCTTTTTTTTTGCTCTCCGAATCCGTCTGCGCGTTCAGCCCCCACAGCTTCAGGATCTCCGGCAATACCTGATAGATGCTGAACGTGTCGAAGCGGTCCAGCCACTTCTCCGGGTCGTCCGGCACGGACGGGTCAGCGGCCTTCGCCATGATGAAGCTGATGTTCTCGAACACCTCCAGCGAATCGATCGGCAGCATCGAGCTGCCCGCGTCGTTTTCGTTGATGCCGCTGATCAGCTGGTCCAGGTCCTTAAACAGGTCGCGCCCGAAGCGCGCGCGGTACTGCCTCGGCGTCGCCGCCGATGCCTTGAACGGGATTTGCACACCGTCTATGGTGATCGTTCTCGTGACAGCCATATGCCCTCCTATAGCAAAATGGGCGGGCGATTGCCCGCCCGCACGTCGTCAGGTCGTCACCGCCGAGGTGAACGTGTAGACCGTCGTGTACCATCCGTTGTAGGTGGTCGCGTCCGTGGTCGCTCCGGTCTTGGCCTTGATCTTGCCGCCGTTCGGCAGCGGCTTGGCCGTGATCGTCAGCTTCTCGGTCTTGACCTCAATGTTCTCGCCCTTCGTGGTGCCCTCCACAGCGCTCTCCACAGCCGTGCAGTTGTACAGCACGTGGCGGATCGCGTTGTCGTCGCCCGTGAACTCGAACAGCAGCGCGAAGTGGATCTTCTCCGCGTCCGCGCCCTCGAACAGGACGTTCTTCGCGTCCAGGGCCTCGCCCAGCACCGCCGTGCGGAAGCTGTCCGGGATCAGCGCGATCTCCAGGTCGCCCTCATAGCTGGTATTGTCGGCGATCTCGAAATACACGCCGTCGTCGGCATAGAAGTTGTAAGTGTCGCCGTTCTTGCTCAGCGACATGTCTACCGCGCCGGGAATCGCCACCGGCGTCGCGAAGCTCACGCTGCCGTTGTCGCCGAAGGTCGCCACCGCGTAATAGACATTTTTCAGTCCGTATTTAACCTTGTTCGCCATCTGTCGTCAACACCTCCGTGTCATCCGCCTCGGTCAGCAGCACCGAGGTCTCATAGGAGACCTGGAACATCTTCTCCTGGTCGATCCAGGTCTCCGTCTTCGCCCACGGCATTTCCACGGCCTTCAGCGCCGCTTCGATCGCCGCTTCATGCTCAAAGTCCTTGTTGTCCGTGTACAGCTCGATCACCAGGGCGGTGATCCCCTGATAATTCACGTTGTCGGCCATCAGGTCGGCGCTGTTCGGGTAGAAAAAGCAGATGAACGGCGGGCCGTCCGGCCTGTCCTTGTCCGTGAATTCGTTGTAGGCATACGGCAGCCCGATGCCCGCGATCATCGTCGCGACTTCCTGCGTCGTCATAGCTTCTCCACCACCTCGCGCTCAAACGTCTGCACAAGCTCTTCCGCCACAGGTTGAATGTGCTCCCGGCCGGCCACCTGCCCGAACACGCGCCCCGTGCCGTTGCGCGACACGTGCCCGTATTCCAGCAGATGCGGCAGACCATAGTGTTCGTTGTAGATCACTGCGGTGGTGCTCAGCCGCCCGCGCTCTGTCTGCACTTTCCAGCCCTTCGCATATTCGCCGGTCCCGTCAGGGAATTTCTGACGGGCTTCCTTCTTCAGCGCCTGCGCGCCCTTCTTGCCCATCTGCTCCACGATCTCCGAGACGTTGCCCTCAATATCCTCGCTGTACTCGCTGAGGATGTTCGAGATCGCGTCACTCAGTTGTGACAGGGGCGTCTTCCGTGCCATGCTTGCCGACCTTCCTCTGGACGTAGATCTCCAGCTCGTCCGTCCGGGCGTGGTAGGTCCGGTATACGGCATACACCGCGCCCCTGTACTCCACGACGTCCTCGCCGTCGTAGTCCCCGAAGAAGACCGTGAACACATATTCCGGTCTCAGTCCGTTCTGGCCGCCGAGGAAGAACTCGTTCCTCGAAACGCTCTGCGCCTGACAGAACACGTCGCGCTTCGT